CTGAGAATCATTTGGGGATGTCGTTGATGCCGTGGCAGAAACATGCGCTGCATGGCACGTTTCTTACTCGAGAATTGCCGGACGGGTCACCTGATCCGTGGGGTTTGGTGTTCCGTGAATCGTTGGTAAGTACGGCCCGTCAGCAGGGTAAATCAATTGCGTTGATGGCGTCGATTGGTTTTCTATTAACGGAAATGCCGTTGTTGCGTGGTCAACCGCAAAACGTGTTGTCGGTTGCTAACCGTTTGGACCGTGCAGAATCGTTGTTTACAAAACTTGCGCCGATACTGGTGGAGAAATTCGGCGGGAAACAAATGTCCGCTATTGGTCGTAAATCAGTCACTATGCCGGATGGGTCTGTGTGGGAAATCCGTGCAGCATCATCAAAATTGCATGGTGGTTCGTATTCGTGGATTCTTGTGGACGAATTGTTTGACATTGATTCCGGAACAATTGACGATGCGTTGCGTCCGTCGATGATTGCGCAACGTGCGCCAATGATGCAGATGTATTCCACTGCTGGTGACGAGTCATCCACAACGATGATGCAGATACGGTCAATGTGCATTGCTGAAATTGACGAGGGTCGCCGTGGCACGACGTATTTTGCTGAATGGTCTATGAGTCCAGGAATGGATCCGCAGGATTGGCGCAATTGGCGGTGGGCCAACCCCGCATTGGGAACCACAGTGACTATTGAGGCGTTGCAGGCTGTGTCTAAAAAAGACAGTTTCAAACGTGCGCATTTGAATATGTGGGTTGCTGCACGTGGCGCATGGCTGGAACCGGGTGTGTGGGACGGTCTGTTAACTAGCGATCCGATGCCCTCAGGCGGTGTGTTGTCGGTGGAAACCAGCCTTGATGAAAACCGTTTTGTCGGGGTCCGTGCTGCAACCGTCAACGGTAAAACACAGGTTCATGTGGAATTTGTTGTGGATTCCGAAACGCAAATGTGGGATGAGGTGCAACGGGTCATGGCTGACCATTCGGTCCTACTAGCAATCACACCATCACTCGAGATTCATTTGCCTCCAACCCTCAACCGCAGGTTTACCGTTGTCGGCTACGGCGAATTAGTCAAATACACGCCAACGTTGAAAACAATGGTTGGTGAAGGTCGAGTCAGCCACGACGGGCATTTGCTACTAGCGGAACAGGTGCAGCGGGCCGTGATCGTGCGCACCAGCGGAGGCAACATTGTGTTGTCATCGCAGAAATCACCCGGACCGATTGAACTAGCACGGGCTATGTGTTGGGCTGTGTGCCTTGCATCCAAACCGCAAACAAATCAAAAACCGATTATGGTGATTGCAAAATAACTAGACTCCACCACAGTGGTCGACCATGTTGTCGGGATGTGGTCGGCTGCACATTTCTAAGGATTAACCAATGGCGATTTTCAGCAACAAGGTGAACAAGGCAGCGATTTCCCCCGCACCCGAAATCAAGGCTGCCGTCGGTGGCTACTACCCGAACAACGCTGGCGTCAACATGATCGGTCAGTACTACACCTATCAAGAGGGTGAACTTAGGAATCGTTCCATGCAGATTCCAGCGGTGTCCCGTGCAAGGGACCTGCATGCGTCGGTGATTTCTGCGATGGGTTTGAAAATGTATCGGGAACGCTGGAACGAACAAGACGCAGAAATGGAGGAGGAATACATTGCGCCTCGTTCATGGTTGCGTCGTCCGGACCCGTCTATCCCGTACGAAACACTCATGGCATGGACGCTGGATGACCTGTTCTTTTTTGGTCGTGCGTTTTGGTACATCACCAGCCGAACACAAGACGGATACCCTGCGTCATTCACTCGCCTACCTGCAGGGTCCATCACTACTGAGGATCAAGTGGGTCCTGTGTGGTTCGCCCCGTCTAACGCAGTGTTTTTCAATGGTGGTGAAATAGATCCGCAAAACCTTGTGCAATTCATCAGCCCCGTACAAGGCGTCATTTACATGTCCGAACAAACGATTGCCACAGCCCTCAAAATTGAGGACGCACGATTCCGCAACGCAGCGTCCGCTATCCCGTCGGGCATCCTTAAACAAACAGGTGGAGAACCGCTATCCGCACAAGAGTTAGCGGATTTGGCTGCAGCATTTAACGCTGCACGGGCCACCAACCAAACCGCAGCCCTCAACGAATTTTTAACCTACGAGGCGACCACGGCAACCCCGGACAAAATGTTGCTGATTGAATCTGCAAACTATTCAGCGCTGGACATCGCACGTTTGTGCAACTGCCCGCCGTACCTGTTGGGCGTCTCGACTGGTTCCTACTCGTACCAGTCATCCGAACAGGCCCGCATGGACATGTGGATGTTCGGAACCAAAATCTACGCCGAATGCATCGCAGGCACATTATCCAGCGACGCAATACTCCCCCGTGGAACGTTTGTTAAGTTTGATTCCGACGATTATTTAGGCGAGACATACAGCATGGACACCGAACGTGTAGACGTGCAAGAGAACACACAGGAGGAATTAGCGTGATTCAACTAGTCACCGATCAAGTAACAGTCACCGCTGCAGCAGGTGATGACACCACAGGCGAACGGAGAATTGACGCAATAGCGGTCCCATATAACGTTTTTGCCCGTGTCACGGGAGGCCAGGAGGTCATGTTCAAGCCCGGGTCACTGCCCGTGGACGGAAAGGATCCACGTGTTTTCATGTACCACGACTCCACAAAAATCGTGGGTCGGGTCGTTGAAAGAGTCGACACACCCGAGGCCATGCTGGCATCCATGAAAATTTCCCGCACAGCCCTCGGGGATGAGGCGCTGGTGCTTGCAGCAGACGGCGTCATGGATGTGTCCGTAGGCGTCAACGTCCTAGAATTCACCGAAGACAAACAGGGACGCATGATCGTCACCGCAGCCGAATGGCAAGAATTGTCATTAGTCCCCATACCAGCGTTCGCAGGTGCTACCATCACCGATGTGGCAGCGCAAGCAGACACGAATCCCGACACAGAAACAGAACCCACAGAACCAGTCGAGGAGACACCCGTGGAACTTGAAAACGAATCCGTTGAAATTGAGGCTGCAGCAATCCCAACTGCACCAATCCCCGCAACACCAAAAAAGAATTTCGGAATGCCAACCGCAGGTGAATACCTTGCAGCGTTCCACATTGGTGGCGAAACATGGCAGCGTGTCAACGCAGCAGCAACCGAGGCAGCAGAGTCACGTCGTTCCGTGTTTGCTGCAGCAGGTTCGGGTGGCAACACCAATACGGAAAATACGCCGGGCCTCTTGCCGGTTCCCGTTTTGGGTCCTGTGTTTCAGGATCTTAACTACGTGAGACCTGTGGTCGCAGCCGTTGGGGCACGTGCGATGCCTGACGGTGGAAACCAAAAGACATTTATTCGTCCAACATGGACGACACACACCAGCGTTGCAGCACAATCAGGTGAACTTGCAGCAGTGTCCGCAACATCACCAGTGATTGCATCAAACGTAATTAGCAAAACAACCCTTAGTGGATCGGTGACCCTTTCCGTTCAGGATGTTGACTTTACGTCACCCGCAGCAATGGAAATCATCCTGCGTGACCTTGCATCGCAATACCTGTTGGCATCGGACAACGTTGCAGCAGACGCAATCACCGCTGGTGCATCCGCATCAGGCTCAACATGGACCGTCACCGCTAACGACCCATCAACATTGATTGCAGCAATCTACGACGCAGCAACCGACATCCTCAGCGCATCGAACTACTTGCCTGACCACATTTTTGTTTCACCAGACGTGTGGAAGGCGCTCGGTTCACAGTTGGATGCCGATGACCGTCCAGTGTTCCCATACGTGGGTGCAGCGGGCTTGATGGGTGTTAACGCCATGGGTTCAGCAAACGTCACCGTTGCTAACACATTCAACCCATTTGGTTTGAACCTTGTCGCAGATCGCAATTTCGCATCCGGAACAATGGTTGTCGCACGTGGCGCAGCAGTCGAGTTCTACGAACAGGTTCGTGGCCTCATGTCTCGTGAGGTTCCTCTTACACTCGGACGTGAATTCTCGTACTACGGCTACGTAGCAACATTTATTGCCGACAGCGACCTCGTTAAGTCAATCACCGTCGCCTAATCGAAAGGCGGTCAGGCCGTGCCTGAAAAAGCAGAGGTGTGGCGGTACTACCGCTACGACAACTACGCAGTAATTCAGACACTTGAAAGTGTGCCAGTCAACGTTGGTGACAAGGTAAATGTCACCAGCGTTGAGGCAACTTTCAACGGCAACAACAAACTGATTGTTGCATGTCCGCAATATGAATTCATTGGTGTTGATACTGAAACTGGCGAATGGAATTTTAATTTTTTGAATCCAATTCCGAACCAGTTGATGTACCAATCGACTGGTGACGACAAGGCAATCTCAGCCCTTACTACCTACGGCCTCGTTACCTACGAACCAACCGTTAGTTGGATTACCGCAGGACAAATTGAGGACTATCTCGGGTTAACTCTTACCGGGGTTGATGACGCTGCGTTCCTCGTGCAATGCGCTACGGCTGCAAACGATTTTGCATATCGTCGACGTGCAGAGGCCGGGTACCTGACTGACGTACCTGATGAGGTCCCGAACGGCGCTGTAGCCCTCGGAACAATCATGGTCGGTGCAGCGTATTTCCGTCAGCGAGGCAGTTTTAATTCCATCGCCAGTTTTGACGGTATGGGTGTCGCACCCGCCACGGGCATCACACCAATGGTGATGCAGTTGCTAGGCATCAACCGTCCACAGGTCGCCTAATGGCCTACACGGATCTGTTTAACGAGGCAATAGACGACCTGTCTACCAGCCTTGCAACCATCACTGGTTTACGTGTTGTCACAGACCCCAGGAATATCAACCCGCCATGCGTGTTTGTGGACGCACCATCATTCGAGGCGTACAACGCAAACATTGCTGACATGACATTCCCCGTGCGTGTCATCAGCCTCGGACCCGCCAACCTCGATGCCCTGCGGAACGTCCTTGCGATTTGTGCGCAACTTTTGGTTAAGAATGTGGCAGTGACCGACGGCAGACCGACTACCATGTCAATCGGCGGTCAGGATTTGGCTGCCTACGATGTGACAATCCGAATGAAAGTGCAAGCAACATGACCAAATACATTGTGCTATCCGATCTAGTCGGAACACCCGGTGATGAATTCATCCCCGAGGACGGCATCAACGTTGATGCACTTTTGGACGGTGGTTTCATCAAGGCCGACAAACCAGCAAAAACTAAAGAATCAAACGAGGATTAAATCATGGCTACCAGCACCTATCTCTCCAATCCAGTTGTGACCGTTAACAGTGTCGCCCTGACCGGGTTCGCCACATCAGCGGTTTTGACTCGCAACATCACCAGCGCAGACATCACCGCATTCGGCGAGACAGCACGTACCTACGGCGCAACGCTTGAGGATTCCGAATTGACCGTGACCCTCTACATGACCTACGGCGCAGCAGAGGTTTATGCAACACTCAAGAGCCTTGTCGGCACCCGCACCACAGTGAAGGTCAAGCCAACCAGCAGCGCTACCAGTGCCACCAATCCAGAGATGCAACTACAGGGGAGTTATTTAGAATCGCTACCTGTCCTGAATGCGTCGTTGGGTGAGATTTCCAGCATCGACATCGTCTTTAAGGGCGGTGTTTATTCCGAGGCCACAGCCTAAAAACAGATAAGGGGAAACAATGCAACTGACATTGAAATGCGACGCAGGCGACGGCGAATTCACCGTCACCACAAACCTGTGGGTCATAACCCAATGGGAACGCAAATTTAAATGCAAGGCATCACAAATGGCGGACGGCATCGGCATGGAGGATCTAGCGTTCCTTGCATACGAATCCGCAAAAATTGCCGGAATCGTTGTGCCTGTGGTGTTTGACGACTGGTTGCGCCAGTTGCGCACACTTGAGGTGGTGGACAGCGCAAACCCAAACCCTACGCAAGAGGGACCGCACGACACGCACTAGCATCTGTTTTAGTTGCTACAGGGTGGTTCCCTCCGAATGTAGAATTTGACGTGCAGGACCTAGTGACGGTGGTGCAAATTCTTAAAGAAGGCAACAAACGATGAGTGTGCGAGTAGAACCACTACAGGTGAAAGGCATTAAGCAAGCCCTCGCTGAAATCAACACCATCGACAAACGTTTGCGTCGTTCTTTCACTGTTGAATACAAAACCATCGTGCAACCAATGGTGGACGAGGCGCAATACCTTGTGCCTGCCCGTGCGCCAATGTCAGGTTGGAACCGTAACTGGACACCACGCAACTCCCGCCGACCTGTCGCAAACGCTGGTGTGTTGCCGTGGGGCGGTAACGAATCCCGAGCAGTCAAACCGTATCTGTCAGGCAAACGGCCTCGCAGCGTTGGTGGGCGTACACGCAACCTCGCAGCGTTCGGAATGCGGTGGACAAGTAGGAACGCTGTGTTGTTTGACGCCTCAGGACAGGCCCGCACCCCACAAGGCGAACAAATGCTTGACACGTTAGGACAGCGCTACGGATCACCGTCCCGTGCGATGTGGCGAGCCTACGAACGCTCCGGGCCTGACATCCAGTATGAGATTCGACAACTGGTTGAAAAAATTATGAATGCCGTGGGGCGAAACATCAAGGTGGTTGAATAATGGCCGTAGTCATCCCGTTAGTTACAGAATTTGATTCAAAAGGCATCCGTCTCGCCGAAAAACGGTTCAAGGATTTTCAAGGCGAAGCAAGCAAGGTAGGCCAGTCCATTAAGGCTGCATTCTTGCCTGCTGCAGCAGCGGTCGCAGGGTTAGGCGTCGCAGCGTTAGGTGCAGCAAAAGCAGCGATGGAGGACCAACAGTCCGCAGCCCTCCTGGAACGCCAGTTGCAAGCAACGACTAAAGCGACACAGGCGCAGGTTAAGGCTACGGAGGCGTTCGTTTCCAGCCTCTCAATGGCTACTGGCGTTGCTGACGACGAATTGAGACCATCGCTTGCCCGCATACTTAGATCAACTAAGGATGTCACTAAAGCGCAAAAACTGTTGTCGCTTGCCGTCGACATTTCTAAAGGCTCCGGAAAGAGTTTGTCTCAGGTCAGCGAGGCGCTATCACGTGCGTACGGCGGAAACGTTAAAGCGCTTGCCCGTTTAGATCCATCGTTGAAATCGTTCATCACGAAAACCACCACCGCCGATGAGGCCGTTGAGCGCCTATCTAAAAATTTTGCTGGTGCTGCAGCACGTAACGCTGAAACGTTCGCAGGCCGTATGGACATCCTCAAGGTCACGATGGCTGAGGCGTACGAGTCAATTGGTTATGCGTTGCTACCTATCCTGCAAAAATTCATTGATTTTGTTAACCAGCAGGTCGTGCCGAAGGTGCAACGGTTTGTTGACATCCTGCAGGAAAAAGGCTTGAAAGGTGCGTTGAAACAGGCTGGTGCTGAGTTTGGCAATTTCATCCAAAACGCAGACGGCTGGAAAGGCACCATCATTGATTTAACTGGTGCGGTCCTGTTGTTAGGCGGAGCGGTTAAAGGTTTGTTGTTGTTTAACTCTGTCACCAGCGCAGCGACAGCCTTGTCGGGTGTGTTGTCTGCAATTGGTACAGCAATCATTCCGGGGTTAGCGGTGTCGGCTGGTTTTGTTGCAGGCATTTTCGCATCGTTGTTTGCAACTGTTATTGCATTTGTTGGGTTGATGCGTGACACCACAGCACGATCCGCATTTTTTGAATACATCGCCAACACAGCAAAACTAATTGCTAACGGTTTTATCCTTGCCTATAACGCAGCAACCCGACTGATTAACCTGCCGATTCAAGGTTTGAACCTGTTGCCGGGTGTGAACGCTGCAACATTGCCACTAATGGATTTGTATGAATTCACGTTTGACACGTCTCCAGGTGGGTCGCAGAACCGTGGACGGCCCATCACGGAATCGGCACAAATTCAAATCAACGTCAACGGCGCAGTCGACCCCGTGCGCACAGGACAACAAATTGCTGAGTATGTGGACCGTATCCAGCGACGTGGAATCGTCCCGACAAGGTAACCGCAATGGCCTATCCCACACCCATTGTTGAAATCGCATTTGATGACGGACCGTATGTCCTAAACCCGACATGGACTGACGTCACGCAATATGTGTGGCGCATGGACATTGATCGTGGACGCAGTGATGATTGGGGTGATTTCAATAGTTTTGCCAACGTCACGTTTAATAACCGCACCCGTCGTTTTGACCCGTACTACACCGCAGGTCCGTACTACGGAAAACTACTGCCCCGTAAACAAATCAGGATTCGAGCAACCGCTGGTGCAACTACCTATGACGTTTTCCGTGGCTATGTGGACGGCTGGAACCCCGAATGGACCGAAGCAGGAACCAACAGTGCGGTGACGGTGTCATGTTTTGATGCGTTGCAGTTGTTAGCGACGGAACAGTTACCAGCGGACTGGTCACGGCAATACATCCTCACGCAGTCACCCCGGCATTACTACCCTTGCAATGAGCCTGTTTTGCCGTACGGCGGAACAACCATCCTGAACGACTACGGGTCAATCCCGTTACCGATAACGGCATCCACCACTGCCACAAACGCATCACAGTTAGCGTCGGGCCTCCCCGGCAACGCCATTGCAGCAACCGTCAGCACCGCAGGCACATCAGGTTTTGGTTCTGTCGCATCCAGCGTCGATTTCAGCGTGTCTATGTGGGCCATCATGGATTCCAACACCGCAACCACAGGTGGTGCAGTCGGGTCATACGGTTGGCAAATCGGTTGGGAACCAACAACCAGCAAATACGTGGTGACTATTTCCGATCAACCCGCAGGTTTAACCCGAATCTACACGTCAAACAACACATTTGACGGTGGCGACCCATCACACGTTGCGTTCAGTTTCAACATCACATCAAAAGCGCTAGTGCTGTATGTCGACGGTGTTGTTGCAGCAACCACAGCAACAACCGCTGGTGCAATCATCATCATTTTGGGTGAAATCGTTGCGTTGGGAACAGGTGTTTACCAGCAGGTTTGTGTGTGGACAGGCATCATTTCACAGGCCACCATTCAAACAATCATCAACTGGTCTAAAGCATTGTTCCCCGAAACAACTAGCGCACGATTCCAACGCATCATTGGCGAAACATCATTCCCAACATCGTTGACATCACCAGCCTCGTCACCCGTCAACAGTGTTTTAGACATCACCGATAATGCACCACGGATCAGTGACGAACTGCGCCTCGTTGCAGCATCGGAAGGTGGACCGTTGTTTGTGTCTAAAAACGGCACCATCACAATGTTTAATCAAACACAGTTTGCGACACAGACGAAATCTGTGGTGTCACAGGTGACGTACGGTAGCGGGGGAACCAAACTTGATCCGACGGTGTCAATCACATCCGATGGTGACTCGATGCGTAACAGTGTGTTTGTCACCATGTCAGGCGGTGGTGTCTATGAACAAACAAACACCACGAGCGCATCCACCTATGGTGTCGCCTCGATGTCGCTGAACACGCAGGTGCAAACATTGCCGAACGCACAGTCACTTGCAAACATTGTGACGAGTTGGGGTGGGCAGGTGTACCCGGATTTGTCACCAGCAAAAGTTGTGATTTCTGCGGATGAAAATTGGGGTCCAACATTGGGCCTTGAGTTGATGGACCGTATAACGGTGAATATTGCACCGCCGACGGGGAATACGATTTCTACGCCACAGTTGGTGCAACGGATTAGGCATGAGGTTGTGCCGGGTTTGTGGGTTACAACGCTTGATGGTTCTGCCCGTTGGGCTGCGGTTTTTATTATTAATCAGTCACTCATTGGTGGCACGGATTTATTAGCGTAGGAGTGTTATGACATACCCTGTTTTTTCAAATGGCGACGTGTTGCCAGCAAGCGATTTAAATGCGATTGGTTTGTGGCTGGTGAAGACGCAGACGGTTGGTAGCGGTGTTTCCAGCGTGACGGTGACATCGTGTTTTAATGCCAATTACGATTCATACCGAATTATTTTTCAGGGCGGGTCAAGTAGTGCAGGCGCAAATCTGTCATTTCAATTAAGCGGCATTACTTCAAGCAGTTATCAAGAGTACGGTTATTACGGTGCATGGGGCACTGCAGGACTAAATGCTTACGCCCCAGCCGCTGCCACAAGTTGGACGGACATCTCCCCAACGCAAAGCCCGTATTCGTGGATTATTGATTTGCATTCACCGTTTTTGGCTGCCGCTAAATACGGCCGTTCAACAGGTACCTCAAACCAAGGCGTGCATGAGTTTGCATTGAAATGCAGCGCTACCACATCTGCAACTGGATTTACTATTGCCCCGCTATCAGGAACTATCACAGGAGGAACTATTCGTGTCTACGGCTACCGAAACTAAACGACCGAACATTCAAATCGACGACCTAGTGCGTCCAATGACAGATGACGAATACGCCGACCTTTTAGCGTCAGGCTGGACACCGGGAAAGGCAGACGATGACGCTGAACAACCCGCCTAAAGCATTCATACTGCTAGTCGCCCTAGTCTGCGTCACTGCACTAATGGCCCTCGGACGCATTGACACCAATCAAGGCATGCCCGTCCTCACAGCAATCGTCTTTTATGGCATCGGCAACGGCGTCGCAGCAAAAACAGGCAAACCATCCGAACCCATCATCGGACCCAAACACGATGCCCCGTAAATACCCTTTTTATCCGTCATGGAACGGACGAAAAGCATCGCCTATCACCGAATGGTTCAGCCTGGCATGCCGACGCAGGTGGGGATTTCGTAATGGCGGTATCTACGCAAATCGTGACATGCGATCATCCGAAAACCTGTCCGTGCATGCAACCGGGTGGGCCTGCGACCTTTTTTATGATGACCGCAAAACCGCTGTTGAGGCATTCAACTGGCTAGTCACCAACAGCAAAACGCTACGCATTGCAGCCGTCCACGACTACGCCTACAAGGCAAAAGGATCTAACAAGGCGTGGGGCCGTGGATATCGCTGTAACCGTGGCGAGGGTGTTAAAGGCGTCAAGGAATACACAGCGCTGGACAACGCAGGCACACCCGGAATGCGTGTCCTTCACGTTGAGATTGAGAACACGTGGACGTCGGTTTCTGAGTTTCAACAGGCATGGCGTAGCCTGCCAAAACCATGATTTGCCGTTCGGTTGAGTCTGGACAACTCCCGCACGGCGGGTGGTCTCGGGGCTAGTTTCCCCGCCTCGAGGCCACCACCCCATCGGGAATGTTTGCAAACGACACACGGGTGTGTTAAAAAATACTTAGCGGGGTCCAGCCCGCAGGAAAGGGAAACCATGCAAGCAACCATCACCAGCCCCGACGGGATATTCACATTTGGTGCCATCGTCGGGTCCGTCATTACATGGTCCGTGCTGACCGTCGCCTCAAAACTGCGTCAATGGGATGCTAGGAATAAACAATGAAACGCCTAGCACTAATCGCATTGTTTGCAACATTCGCATTCCCAATGCAAGCAAACGCCAAATCAACATTCGATGGGCTAATACTCGCAGAACACTTTTACTACCGCCTAGCGCAATGTGAGACAGGACAGAACTGGAACCACAGCACCCGTTCCTACACCAGCGGATTCGGCATTGCCCGTGGTGTGTGGCTGCGCTACTCACACTCAAGCGACGCAGCCCGATACACGCCACGTCAACAGGCAGAGGTTGTAGATCGCATAGCGTTCACCGGGTTTAACGACGGACGCCGTTTTTGGCCTCCAGTCGGCCCGTGGGGATGGGGTGCTGTACGCACACAAAACTGCATGAACCTGCAATCATTTATTTGCAAATCACGCAAACCAATCGTCAAAAAATACCAAAAGAGGTGCAAACCATGAAACAGGAAACAGTTACAGTCGCCGTACGAATCAGTGTCGAGGACTATCAGGTCCTACAGGCACAGGTTCATGCGGGGAATTTCAAACGCATGTCCGACGCTGTGCGGGCATGCGTGTCCTACACCATCAAACAACTACACGCAGCACAACAAGAGGGAAACCAAAATGACTAATCAAGAAATAGCGAAAACCCTGTTGACCTTGTCAACAGATCTAGAACTATCCGGACGCATTAAAGAACACAAGGCGTGTTCATTGGCTGCGGGTTTGATTCTCCAGTTGACACCTAAGGATTGGGAACTGGCGCTGTCACCGCAGGACGTGGAACGTGCGCAACAATTCGCAAACATCGTTGATGAATTGTTAGGTGGCAAGTAATGGCATTCGACCTGGATTCCTACGAGCCTGTAGCAAGCCGTTTTGCACGGTTTATTGAATGGGCCAAAACCACTGAACACTTTTTCGCTGTCACATCGGACATGTTGTCAGCACCGGGTGCCGATGTCTGCGTGTTTAAAACCACCATTTGGTGCGACGGTGTAGCGGTTGCTACGGGTCATGCTGAGGAGGTGCGTGGTGCGGGCAACGTGAACCGTTCCAGCCACGTAGAAAATTGCGAGACAAGTTCGCTGGGGCGATGTTTAGCCTCGTTTCCGATGCACAATTTCGCTGGATCGGACGTGAACAAACGACCATCCCGTGAAGAAATGGCAAAAGTGCAGCGCATGAACCAGTCACCAGCGACTAGCAACGGGCCACGGATGGAATCCGGAACAGACACCCGTATGCCCGATGTGACGGTGACACAACCTGCTGGTTTAGCATCCGAAAAACAAGTGTCATTCGCTAAATCGTTGTTGAAAAAACATGACTATCCCGCTATTCCAAATCTTGACACGTGGGAAAAGCACGCCATGACAGCATTGATTGACAGCCTTAAAAACGGCACCTACCGTCCAGCCGACGAGGCCCCTGAGGAACCGTTCTAGTGGACATTGACGAAACTCGACGAGCCTATGAAAGGGCAACACAAATGGACGATGGCACAATGCGAGACATGATTGAGGATCTGCAAATTGAACGTGAACAACTGCTGCGCCAAATAGCAAGACTCGAACGCAAACTGAAAACATGGCGAAACATCACACACAAGGTGTTTACATTCCACAACGGTTGTTTAACTGGATGCCGTCAATATTTGCTATGCACCTGTGGTTACGAGCATTACCGTGCCGAACTGACCGCCGAAATGGTCGAGGCCCAACAAAAATGATTGACCTTATGCAATTCATTGGATACACCCTTTTCATTTTCGTTTTGGGTTCATGGTTCGGAATGCAAAATGCAAACAAGTGAACGCATGTTTCAAGATCAGGTCATGCACATTGCCCGCATGAACGGTTGGCAAGTGTTTCACGCATCACCACATTTGGTTCGTCCGGGTGTGTGGCGCAGCGACGGGCAAGGATTCCCCGACCTGTGTTTATGCCACCCGCAACGAGGCATCGTGTTTGCCGAACTGAAAACGGAAAAAGGCAAACTTTCACCAGCGCAAAAAGTGTGGTGCAACGCAATCGCACCGCATGCTGAATGGGTGCTGTGGCGACCCTCCGACCTCGACAAAATCGCTAAACGACTAGGTGCGTCACGTGCTTAAACCATTTGACACAGACACCTACGCAAACAACGACGACGCTAAACACGCAGTTATTGACCTGTTCCGCTATTGGGGCTGCACTATCGGTGTCAACGCAGACGACTACGGAATAGATCTAGTAGGCCGTGAAAAGGACGGAACCGTGTTCGGTGTTGAGGTTGAGGTGAAACACAATTGGACCGGACCCGAATTCCCATTTACCACCATTCACTATTCAGCCCGCAAAACAAAACTGATTGACTCGATGGATGAGGTGTGGTTTTGCACCGTCAACCATGACCGCACACATTGTGCGTTGCTGTGCGTGTCCGCATTAGACAACATCAAACTGGTACGCAAACAAACCAGCGTTACCAGCACCGAATGGTTCCTCGAGTTTCCGATACACCTAGCACGTATCATCCCGCTGTAAAACCAACACAACTGAATACGACCACGGCCACGTAGGGGTTTGCACTCTGCTGGTATTAATACACGGAAACGTGGGTCGATGTCGCATGCCCGATGACGGCACAAGGCGACAAGCAGCGTTTCCAAACGACACAAATGGCGATGGTGACGGCCCTACATGGATTCAAACGGCGACCAGTGCTACTAGCACAAACGGCGGGAGGGACACCAACCACCGAACTGTTCACTACCATGAAAGCAACCGCTGTGAGCGCAGCGAACAAGGGCGCTAGCAACAAACACAAGGACACCCGACATGAGTAAACGCACATCCGACCCCGAATACAGACGCAACCGTGCAACCATCCTGCAAGACAACCCACCCT